ATGCAATCCGAAAGAGGAAAATTGCGGAAACGAGGACCAAAACCGGGAACATCTTCAACAAATATGATACCAGTTCCAAAAGTCCCTGCTTCCAAGTAGTATTGAAAGATTGCACTCTGGAAATTGGAGATTGGTCGTGATACATGATGTTTTATTATCTTGGTTGCTTCTTCAAGCCATAATGCAACATTACGTTCTTTATCCAATTGGGTGATTCCAGAAGTTAACTTGAACCATTCTGCACCCATTGGTGTGAATACATTATGTATATTGGAAGCAAATCGTTTAAGAAGGCGCATCGCAGATCCTTCAAATGCAGAATACATCCTGTCTGCACCTTTAGAATGAGTAGTTGTAAAATCAGCACGATGCGGCAACACATATTCTGCCATTTCCTGCCATTCACGTTCCCAATTCCTGCGATTACCCTTCAGTTTCTCATGTTGCTTATCAAGAATACTGCCTAGAGGATTTTGCTGTGTTTCCATTATTTATCCATAAGGATTAGGATCTAAAATACTGGCTTTTTTTAAACGACTAGCTTTTTGTGTGGTTTCTACCATTTGTTTTCTACCCTGTTCTTCTTCCCTGCCTCCTATCTGACCAACTCCTCCACTTCCACCTGTAGCTTTAGGTTTATCAGCTAAAGGTGTAATTTGATTATGTCTACCTTCATCAATTCCTACACCTTGTGGATTTTCTTCAGTTATTCCAAACAAGGCATTATAATCTTCTTCTGATTCTTGCTCTACTATATTTCCTGCTTCGTCCATATAATCTAATTCCCTTGGTCTTCTAGGAACATATGTTCCTTTTGTAGGTGCAAGTATAGTTTCTGCCATATTATCTCCTTATAATATTTATGGTGCTAAAATACTAGCCGATAGTGGATCTCCTGCCATAAATTGTCTTCCATATTTCTTTTTTCTTCCACCTTCAGCAACTTTTCCCTGTTGTAAAACTGCTTCTCTTTCTTCAGGAGTTGTTAAGATAGTTCCATCCTCAGTTTCATCATCTGTAGTGTCGTGGAATGGTATTTCGCTTTTTATGAAACTTTTTACTCCACCTTCAAAATCTTTATAAGTTTCCTGAATACTTGTAATTCCTTTTTCTATATCACTACCTTCGTATATGTCTGATACCTTGTCCGCAGTTTCACTCGTCATGCCTGTTGCCTCTGCTATTTTATGATTATGCGGTACATTAAATCTAGCCCACGAAGGGCCACCTTTTTTTGTATGAGCTTGTGCCACTTCACCTTCATAGTCAAATGACTTTGAATCTGTCTGGACAAGTTTGTCATCTTTCCAGATATAGTTTACTTCTGTATAGATTTTCATAGTAGTTTTTTATTGAGAGTTATAGGTTCTTTCTTAACAAGATACAATCTTCTTTGTATTCTTTCAATATCTTTTTCCAACCTCTTCCTGCATACATATTCATGTAATCACATCCTTGTATGATCAAGCGTAGATCCTTTCAGACGAATCATAGTAATCGTAGTTGCTAATAGCTTTTCTAGGTCTTTTCTTTGGTTTATCAAGACCAGCAAACTGCAAGGACTGAGATGCATATCTGGTTGCACTCATTAGGTCATCATGTACCTTTACGATCTTGCCATCTTTCCTATGATACATCCTAAGTTCTTCAAACCACAACCTTAAATAATTAAAAACCTTGAATCTACCTGTCTGCATTCTTTGTAACATATCCATAATTCCCGGTTCAAGTGCAATTCCACCTTCAGGATTCTCAAAATGCTTGTGAGCCATATTCACGCCCTGCTTACGATAAAGTTCTGCCAAGGGCTTCCCTGAACCTTTATCATGTTGGGAACCATCGTGAGGCCACACTACAGGAACCCATGAGCCTCTTTCCTTAATTGCGGCAGAATGTACCACAGGAGTTTCTGCAGATTTACGATAACAGTCATATACATAAACTGTATCTGTATCTCTGTCCCATGCAATCCAGACTGCGGCAGTTGGGTGATCCCATCCAAAATCCAATCCACATAAGCGAGGCCAGTATTGGGGCAATGGAAATGGTTCGACTTCAAGATCATCCTCATTTACAGGAAAAACAAGTCCAGAACCTAGAACTGGTATTCCTTTTGAACGCATATCTCTTTCATGCGGAGGAAGTGCGGCTAATATCTCTGCCTTTACATCATCATCCAGATGTATAGCATCATCCCATGTTGCATGATAAAGTGCCTGTGACTGTCCGAGCTTTGTCATAAACTGAGTTACAACTTCAGTCATTCCACTTTCGGGAGTGAATGTCATATAGACAATACCTCCACCTTTAAGTGCGGCTCTTAATGCCTGAGAGTATATATCCTGCGGAGGTTCCTCATCGAGCCATGTAACATCTACTGCCTTACCCATCCATTGCATCTTTCCCTGCTCATAGGACTTAAAGATCAACTTGGAGTTCCTGCCTGATACATGCTTTACCTTCAAACTCTGGTATGCATTTGGAACACCGGGCATTCTTAGTGGAGTACCAGAAATATACTGTTTTGGTATTGCACCCTTGCCGAATTCTTCCTCATCTCCGGGTTCACCAAGCAACTCTGCCTGTACAATGTCCCTAGTATTTGCAGTTGTGTTACCAGCCGCCCATGCAGTTATAGGTCTGTTAAACTTTGCTCCTGTCCACCATTTAGGGTATCGTCCAGTTAAGTGAAATGCCATCTCGGATGCACCGCAAAATGTCTTGCCAGTTTTATTTGCCGCCATCAATAGACGTTGCCTAGCAAGGCGACCTGTCATGTCCTTTGCATCATGGAACCGCTTCTGGTAATCATATGGTTCATATTCCAGAAGCCGATTCGTTTCATAAATATCTGAAATTTGTTCTGCAATTTCAATTGCTTTTTCAGTTTTATCTGTCATGCATCAGGTATTTTTCTATATAGTTTAGGTCTTGCAAATTTAGGCAAAGTAAACGAAAGGGTTTCTAGTGCAGTTGGATCTCGCTTTATTCCTATTTTTCCAAACTCCTGTTTAGCTTCTTTTCTTGCTCTAGCTACTCCAAATATACTTGAGAATAAACTGAATGCACCTATTCCCCTAGTGAACTTCAATCCTTTCCCTACTGTAGTCTTGTAGCGAGGTTTATCTTTTCCATGGAATTGCTTCTGAAGTTCCTTAGTTACGTTGGATGTTAATTCTTTATTAACTGGCAATGCCTTTTTCTTTGCTTTTACCTTCAATTTATCTTCTATAGCCTTAATACCAGCTTCTTTACTTACTGGTTTATGGTATTTTTGCATTGCAGTAGTTACTTTCCTGATTTTTATTTTAGGTCGAGCATCTATCGGTGCATCTACTTTAAGCCCCGGTGTATGAGGTTTCTTAGGAAAAGTCTTTTCAGGTAATTTTATACCTTTACCCGGATACCATCGTGTACCAACTACTCCTCCTGATGTTGAGAGAGTTTTATCTGGTGCAATATTTTGTGCTATGTAAGACTTTATACCAGCTAATGAACGATCTCCTGATGTTCTTAACATAGAGACTTTTTTACCAATTCTTTTCTGTTTTGCTAACTTTTTTTCATCTGACATTTCCTTACGAATCTTCAGTTCAGGATTTCTATCTCTTCCAATATATTGTTTTTCAGTCCAATGAACTTTATCGGCACTTATTAACTTTCCTTTAAGATGTGGCCCTCTTATAACTTTTTCTGATGGTAATACTGTATCAGTCTTATTTTTGAATACATCTCCGATTATATTTAAGAGGATTCTTCTGGATGCTGGTGCTTTAGTCCATTTTTTCCATTGCCGTGATCCTTTAACAATTTTTGTCAGTTTTCCTAATTGCTTATTTTCTTTCTTAATAGCCTTATCTTCCTGAGACATGGATTCTTCATCTACTTTACTTAAATGGCGAATTTTTTTATCGTCATCAGTATAATCTTTTAACTCAGGTTTTAATTCATCCGATTTACTTAATACTGCTTTTAGACCGAATTTACCAAAGTGGAACGGCCCCTTACCTTTATATTGCTTATTTAGGTTTTCTGGTCCGAAATTAGGATCATCTTCTGTTTCAATAAATTGAAGATCAGGACTATCTGCTTCAGAAATATTTAGGTACTCACCTGATTTTACAGGATAAGGTACATCTTTCTTCAGGTTGGAAATTCTATCTAAAGTGGGTTGATCAAGAGAGTAATACTTGGCTTTGTCTTCTGCAACCTGTAATCCTGCAAGCATTGACTTAATATCAGCTTTTACCTTAGTAACTTGTCCCTGACCCTCACCTATTATTGGCAACCTAGTTACTTTCTTACCTTTTAGCTGTATTGTACGGATAGTATCTGGAGCTTGTTTTGTAGAACCTCTACCAATATCTTCAAGTTCATCAAGAAATGCTTCAAAACCTTTTTTAAGACCTAATCCTCCCTGTTTTGGAGAACCTGTTAGTTCAAGAAATCTCTCATGATGTTGTTTTGTAGCCTTACCCGGATATACTATTTTTCCTTTACTACTAAATGATATTTTCTCAACAGATTCACCGGGAGCATTTATCTTACTGATATTAATAGGTTCTTTTTTCCTTATGGGTAATCCTTTCTTATTTGTTCTGAATAAATGTCCTCTACTTACAGTTTGAAGTTTCTTAGGATCTCTGCTAGGAGGAAGATATTTCGTAAATCCTTCACTTGCCCACTCACTAATCAACTGATCTGCCTGTGAAGTCCTTGAACCACGAAATTGAACTTGGACATCACCATGTCTTTTCCTTGCTTGGCTATATCTCTTAGTCAAGGCTCTTTTAAACGCCTTTGGATCAGATATTCCTGAAGATGGCCCTTGGAAATATATTGTTTTTGCGTTGCTAGGAGGACTAGAGGATGAAGATTGATTAGATACTCTGGATTGTATTGCTTTACTGAGGTTCTTAGGCATATTACGAGTAGGATTTGATGCCGCTTGTAAACCTTGGGATATTGCTTTGCGGTTAGTAAATTCTCTATTGCCAGCTACGTTAATAGTAACATCTTCTTTACCTAATCCTGAAACTAAGTTGGATACTTGACTAGGTGTGGGATTTTGAAGGAAGGGTTTATTGTGTTTTTTGGCTAGATTTCTTGTTAAACGTGAACCGGGAGAATCTTCTTTACCTTCAACAGTATAAATAAGTGTAACATCGGATTTTAATACGTTTTGTTCTGTACGAGGTCCATATGTTCTTTCTCGACCTTGATAAGAAGTCGTATCTGCATCTGATATTTCTGATACGCCATAATCTTTTAATGATAAATCAGATCCTCTTGATGTCTGGTATTTCTTTGGTGCTGTACCGCCTGTTTGGAAACCTAGTTTTTTGGCTTCCTCCAATCCTATCTTATCTGCACCGATCTGACCACCAGATATAACTCTGATTTTAACTTTCTTAGCCATAACTAAAGTATCTTAATATTCAGTTAAGATTGTTCTACCAACTCTCTTCTTTTTATCTTCCTTGCGCTTGTTAAGAGCTTTGGTTGCACCACCAACTGCGAACAAGCTAAGAAGTTTATTAAGATTATGTTTTAATAAGAAACTTATTCTCTGTTTGTCACTTAAAACTCCTTCTGATGCTTTTGTGCTTCCTCCTTCAAAGGACGACTGTGTTTCACCCGATATATTCTGTGAACTTTTACCAAGAGGTTTAAATTTTATCTTTCCTTTACTGCCTCCTCCAGATCCAGCCAACTTCTCTATCATACGAGACGTGGATGATCCCATTTCAGTTCCACTACGACTCCACTTATTCCACATTTTTGCCATGTTATATCCTAATTGATTGTTGGGCCTGATATGACTTTCCTGCTCCTGAAAGCCGCTACAAGCATTTTGGCACCATCATCTCCGACAAGTGCAACTAATTGTGCGTTAAGCTCCTCTACAGTCCGTGTGGGATCAATATCATTGAATGCCTTGTATCCACCCCTGTCTAAGATTTCCTTTGCCGCATTGAGCTTTACAGTATCGCTGTCGCTATCCATCAATCTCTCGATAACTGTCAATGCTCTAGGCCCACCTTCCCTTAAACGCTGATGAAACTTCCTGTCTATCTCATCCTTGTTCTCAATGACAAGTGCCTTGCCCTGTAACTTTAACTTATAGGGATTCTTGTCCTTTAATCC